TAACAGAGACCCTATCGGAGACATCCTTATTGGGATTGGAGCAATGTCAACTAACCATTATGATGTCCTGCAGAATGGCTATCTATTAATCAAGCCAGTAGAGTATGCAAGCCTTTTAAGAAATTCAAAGGTTGTCAACAACCCATCATTCAAGACTGCTGATGTTGTAAGCAATGGCAGGGTAGGACAAATCTGTGGATTAACAATTATACAATCAACAAATGTCACAGCTGATGAAGCCATGATAATCATGGGAAACAGGGCAGCAACATGGAAAGGAGTTGTTGGATTGCAGTCAGCAGTCATAGTTGACCAGGGTGTGAGCATCAAGGTAAGAGCATGGGAAATGGGACACATCCAGATTACAGACCCTCAAGCAATATATACTATCACAAATGTAAACTTAGCAGCATAAAATGGAAGAAAAATTAAGCCCGGCAAAAATAGCAAGAGGAAAGAAATACAAGGAAGCTAAAGAGAGAGCTGCATATAGAATGACTATTAACCAGGCAACCCAGAAAGATGTTGACTGGTATGATACACAGCCAGCAATAGTAGATGACATTAAATACTACGAGGATTCTTTAAAACCTGAGCCTAAGGAAACTAAATCTAAAAAGGGGAAGTAAATGGCAGAATTAGAATTTCTCAGCTTCACAGTGGTTGACGCTGTTTCTGCAGACATTCAGGCTGTGGTTGAAACAATAGCTGATAGTTCTATAGTTAAATTTATTCCACTCTTTGATGGTGCTAATACACAAATAGGAATACTTGTTTACACTTAAAATGGGAAATATTGAAGACGAACACTTAACAATAAAGCAGCTTGTTTCAGGCGGAGAGCAGAAGACAGCTGGAACTACAGGCAGATGGAGTTACTTTCATGCCAAGACAAATGTTAAATTAGGTGGATGGTATAATGCTTCTAAATCTTATATGGATTGTGCTGCAACGGGCGGTATTACCGGTTTAATGTCTGCTCATTGTATGGAATTAAGGTTACCCTCAACAGTTCAAGTAGCAGGACATATCACCGTCGGAGAATTTGAACTGGTAACGCAAGCCAGCACAACTGTTAATCCAAATGTTTCTATGATGTGGTTTCAAGTAAGTGGAGACCCAACAGCAACAACAAACTGGGAAAATACAGGTTCATTTTTTGAACTGACAGGAATGACTGCAGGAGATGCAAAGATATTCTCTTTAAATGCAGGGCTAACAAAGAAAGGAGCTTTAAGAATTAAAATTGATGGAGTTAATTATTATATCATGTTAGCGAGTTCTCCAACATCTTAAATGATTTCTATAGAACTGACTAAAGAGGAGATTGAGAAGATTATTCAGATGATGGAGAGTTCTTCTGTTCAGATAGCCTTTGCAGAGCAAGCTCTGGCTTTATACAAAAAGTTTAAGAATGCTAAATAATTCTACTTCTTATGGCTAAGACATTAGCACAAGGCAGAAAGCCTGGCTCTGGAAGACCACCAGGAATGAGCAAGATGTTTGATGCTCCTCAGCAGAACAGACAGTTCAGCGAGGGACAGAAATCTAAAGGAATTCTTGATGATTATGCAGAGAGACAGGCAGTGAGTGCAAAGGAATATGCAGGAGTTAAACTAAACTTCCTGGAAAATCCTGATGGAAATCTTGATTTAAATGTCTCTAATAAACTTATTGGACTCAGATATACAGCTCCTACACCAGCAGGAGATTTCAGTGGGGCTTTTGAGATTGAAGCAACAGGTGGATTCACAGGAGACCTGGTTCACATTCATCAGCACACAGGAAATCCAGGTGGCACAAGATTACTGGCCCTGGAATCATCAGACACAGATGTCATCCCATTAAGGATATTAGATGGTGCTGCTGGTATCTTGTTCCAGGTAGATGGTGCTGGATATGTTACTCTCGGTGGAGAATTGGACGCAGGAGCTAATTCAATAGGCTTCACGCAGCAATCAGCAACAGGGGATGGCACAACTACAATAGACTGGAGACTGGGCAATAAATTCTATTTCACATTCGGAGCACAGGCTGATACATTCACTTTCACAGCTCCAACAAACCCGTGCAATCTTATCCTGGTGTTAAAACAGGATGGAACAGGCTCAAGGATTCCAACATTCCCAGGAACTGTTAAGTGGTCAGGCGGGTCAATGCCAACCTTTAGCACAGGGGCGGCTGCTGTAGACATAGTCGCATTCTATTATGATGGCACGAATTACTTTGGAGTGGAGACTTTAGACTTTAGTTAAGATGGCATTGATAGATAACTTACTCGCATACTGGAGATTTGAAGAAGCATCTGGGGCTGTAGATGATGCACATACTGGCGGATATGACGGAACAAATAATGGAGCTGATTATCAAGCCACAGGAATAATAAATTATGCATATAATTATGTTGCTGGAAGTTCTGACTATGTAGAGATTGATAACGAGGAAGCGATGAGATTGAGTGGTGGAAGTTACACTATTTCTTTATGGTTTAAAGCAGACTCAACAGGAGACAGCAGAATAATCTGGAAATCTTGGAGTACTACGGGGCAGGCTGATTATGATTTATATTTCTCAAGTAACACACTGAACTGGAGAATGCAAGATGATACAGCAACCGCTAATGGGGCTTCAAGCACAGGAACCTGGTATCATATTGTTTTAGTCAGGGATTTAGGTGCTGAAACCATGACTTTATATATTGATAGTGTGGCTCAAAATGATGTGGGTAGTTCTACAGCAACAACTGTAACAGGAAATGATAATGAGGAAATGCAGTTAGCAAGGTATTATTATGGCACAACTGCCGGGGGTTATTTTGATGGAATAATTGATGAGGTTGGAATATGGACGAGGGCATTAACATCCGGAGAAGTGGGAGAACTATATAATTCAGGAAATGGCTTTGCTTATCCTTTTACAGCACCAGCAGTTGGAAACCTGCACATGATGGGGGCTAATTTCTAAGTAGTGACACATTATATAATATGTGTGTGTGTCTCTGTGTGGTAGTAAGATAGATATATAAGGGTTCTTTTCTTAGTTTTAGCATGGAAGAAAGATTAAAAGAAATAGTTAAGATAGCATATAAGTTGGGATGGCTAAATCCAAACCCAACAGGTTATCCACTAATGCAATTATCAGAAGTTGAGAAATGTATGTTAGCTATGGTAGATGACCCTGAATTACATAAGATGAGAATGTGGTTTTTAGAGAAACTGAAAGGGGGTAATCAAGATGGAGAGAAAAAGTAAATTAGGAAAGTTGGATATGGCGGAGGAAGCTTTCAGGCTTGCTATAAAGGATGCAAAAAGTTTAGAGGAATTATTTGGAAATATAGAAATAATGAAATTTGCCATACTTTTTGGATTTACAAAAATGATAAAAAATGGAAACAAGACAAGGAAAAATTGAAGAGAAGTTTTTGAAGTTTGCTACTAACAAGGCCGCCTATGCTACATTTAAAATTGATGGGAAGAACTATAACACATTTGACAAGGAGATTATTGACGCTCACAATCCTGATGATTTCGTTGAATTTACAGGAGAGCAGAGAGGCAAGTTCTGGACTATGGAAACTATGAGGAAGATTGGTGAGGGCGAAGTAATAACAGCATCAGGAGATACTAGGGTTGGCAAAATTACGAACGGAGCAAAGGAATTTCATTTATCACCAGAAGAAGTCAAGTGCAGGGCTTTGGAGAGTGCTGTTAATACTATAAATCTGGAAGAGTTTGAAGCAGAAGGGTTATTGAGTTTAGCAGACAAATTCGTGAAGTGGATAAGAAATGGGAACTAAGGAAACAAGAGAGAGGAATCAAAACTGGTTCCTCTTTAAGTTCAGGGAAGCCAGGAAGCACGGCAGATACATGGAGAAGAAACGTATCATAGCTCAGTTCTGCCTGGAGATGTTTGCTTCAGTAAGGACTGCTATGGAATTGCTTAATTTGTTTCAGACATTAGGCAGGATTAAATTGCATCGGGACAGGATTGAGGTTTTGAAATGAAATTTATAGTCAATATGAGTTGGGTTATATTGACCAGGGTTGATGCTAACCTGGTGGGCCCAACCTTTCCCCATAAAAGCATCCATCAAGCAGGGCGTAAGAATGTCGCCCTGCCTATATTAAAATGACAAAAGAACAATTAATTATAGAGATTTGTAAAGGATATATTGAACAGTTTGGGATAATAGTAAATTGGAATGATGTTAAGATAATAAATAAATTGATTAATCAAGAATTGAAAAATGACAGAAAAACAAGAAGAAACATGTGAGAATTGTGGGCATAAACCAGGAAGCCATAATCATAGTCATGGAAAACCTACATATTGCAGGATTAGAAATTGCACATGCAAAAAATTCAAAGCTAAAAATCATAGTCATCAAAAAGATTTGACGAAATCGTCTGGGGGGCTTATTCATACAGCTCCCTGTGGTGTCGAAGAGGGCACTTTCAATTTAAGCAAGTTTATTAGTTTAGGTCCTTATGGATATAAAATAACTGGTTGGATACCTACTATAAAGGTCAAAGAATTCATCTCGCGATTGAAAGATTATATAAGGGTTAAGAGAAATATCAAAAAACAAGTTCAAGTTTACCTATTTAAAGAGATTGACAAACTCGCAGGAGAGGAATTGAATGGCTAAACACTACAAAACCGGAGTAGCGTTCGAGTATAAGATCATCAACCTGCTCAAGAAATATCTGCCAGCAGAGAAATACACAATAATCAGGACAGCAGGCAGTCATAGTCCAGTCGATGTTGTCGTTCTGGAACACAGAGGCAGAAAGTATTTTGGAATACAATGCAAATCTAAAAAGATTAGATAATTCTCATACCAAAATTTAATAAAATCTAACAATTCAAATCTATTTAGAATTTTAAGTTTTGCCCTTGAATTTGAAAATCCGAGTCAGCGAGTCTTGCGAGTGTTCGACAGAGTCGTTTTTCAAATCCTGCTCTGCGCTTTAAAACCTAAAATTGTAAATATTTTGAATCGTGAATCAGGGTAATTAAATTTTGAGGTAATCGAAAATGGAAACAGAAAAAGACATACACACAGATTTGGATAAAGGCTTAATCCACACACCAGTCACTGTCAAGGTGATTGGTGATGAAAAATGATGGCAACACCAGAGTTATTGGAAAAGATTCAGCAAAAGAACTTCAAGCTGAAGAAATGGATGACATTTTTAGTTGTGATAATAACAATCCATGGAACAGCTGGTTTCGCAATGTTTATAGCTGAAGAAAGCATGCAGACAGCGATGTTCAGTGCATTTGCATACCAGAACGCAAAGGATTGGGTTGGCTTGGAATGGCATGTGAAGAATGTCATGAAACCGGTTCAAAAGACAGGTGAATCAATTATAGGATTCGCTTGCTTACCAGGGATATTGTTCTGTCCTGCATACATGAATTATATCAAAGCAAATGCTGGATATATAAGAGCATCTGAAAGTCAAATCAGAGCGCACAAATAACTCTTTTTTTTGCTAATCTGTGTGTCTCTCTACAGAATTCTATAAGTAAGTAGTGTAAGAGTATCGTCTTTTTACGCTATATAGAAAGATTTATAAGTGGTGACCTTGTTCTATATGCGTCAAAAACGCCTATTTCTATGCAAGGTATTACACGGAATGTTAAGACAGACACACACTTTAACTGCCCATGATTGTTCCCTAATCACCCGCTTTGGCGTGCTTCGAGGTGCATGGTATAATAGTGTGCTTATCTGCCTCTGGGCATATCTCGAACTTTCATGCCACTATGATAGGACTAATTGCTGATTCTTTATATAGATTGTGTATACTAAGGTCACCTTAGTGCATGCTTTATCTCATGAATAGATTTATATAGATTGAATACCTCAGAAATCTACGATTTCTGCACAAGGCACCTACACAAGCCCTTTCATGAGATAATGGGAGACAAGACCCCAGAGCCCCCTTCCTATAGCCGATTTGCCCCCATCAAATCGGCTATTCATTTGCCTCACTCTGATTGCCTTGGCTTAATAGTTATTCGGTGTACCGAATAACTTTCGCTAAGGGTATGCTTTGGTGCCTAGATTATATCACTAGCGACGTTCGAGAATTCTGCTATACCCAAGCTATATGGAACCCACACAAAATTTTATAAACTATATTATTTTTAAAATATTATGAAACTAACGAAAGAGGACTACGAGGCTTATGAGGAAAGTCAGAAGGCGCATCTCAAGGTTCAGCAGATGGGTGTCGAGTCAACCAAGATTATCCTCGAATGGCTGAAAAAGAAACTGAGGAAATGATATATAACATCTTCGAGCCCTGGAAGACACTCGACCCATGGCAGGAGAAATACATCAATACAGAAGGGAACTGTTTCCTGCTTTGCGGAAGGCAGTCAGGAAAGACGGCAGCCATGAGTATCAAGTTCGGAAGGCGGGCGGCAACAAAGCCCAAGAGCATTATCATGATGATTGCTTACACGGAAAAGCAGGCATACAATCTGTTCTTCAAGACCCTGATGTATCTGAAAGCTTTATATCCGAAGATGATCAAGAGAGGGAAATGGAAACCGACAAAGCACCAGATATACCTGACAAATGGCTCTCAGATAATGTGCTATGCGGCAGGAATCACTGGAGAAGGGCTCAGGACTTATACTCTCACAGACCTTGTCATCGACGAGGCAGCCGCGATGTCGAGAGAAGTCTTCATTGCGACAACACCCATGCTTTCTGTAACAGACGGAGTCATGGACCTGAGCTCAACACCGAGGGGAAAGCAGGGCTATTTCTTCGACTGCTCAGACCAGTGCCCGAAGGTCAAGCCTAACTTCACGAGATTCTATGTTTCTGCGGAAGACTGCCCGAGGCACAGCAAGGAATTCCTGAAAGCAGAAAGAGTAACCATGACCCGTCTTGAATATGCCCAGGAGTATCTCGCCCAGTTCCTCGACGACATAAAGCAGTTCTTCTCTGACAAATTAATCAAACAGATATGCACACTCCCGGGAGATAAATCTCGAGCCCCTGGTTCTTTCTCTCTTTCTTCCAGGGAGTATTTCCTGGGAGTTGACATTGCCCGCATGGGAGATGATGAGTCAACATTCGAAGTCCTTGAAAGAAGAGAAAGCAACAGGCTTGTTCACATGGAAAGCCTTATAACCACGAAGACCCTTACAACTGATACAACCAGGAAAATCCTGGAACTGAATAAGAAATATGATTTTAAGAAGATATATATTGATACTGGTGGACTGGGTGTCGGCGTGTTTGACCAGCTTCTCGAAGAGGATGACACAAAGAGAAAAGTCATCTCTATTGACAACGCTACAAGACCCTTAGACAAGGACGAGACCAGGAAGAAGAAGCTCCTTAAAGAGGACTTGTATGTCAATCTGAGGAGAATAATGGAAAGAGCAGAAATCCAGCTTCTTAAGGATGAGAATGTTATAGCATCACTGAAGTCTGTTCAGTTCGACCAGGAAACACAGAAGATATTCGGAAACAACACTCATATCGCAGAAGGGCTGATATGGGCAGCATGGTGCGTGAAAGACAAAACTTTAAAAATGTTTATTGAGTGGATTTAACATGTCGTGGACTCTATG